TCGTCTGTTCTTCAGATTCTTTTTCGACGAGCTCTAATTTCTTGGCTTTCCTGTCCATAGCTTTTTCACCATCATCGTCTTCTTGGCAAACTCCCACGAGTGCAGATAGAGCATATCGCCTTGCATACGTTATAGCTGATCCAACTCCTTGGGGATCTTGTTTGGCAATTAGAAGAGGAAGTCTACTCTTGATCCATTGACCAGAAGAGTGACCAAGCCATGTTACTAGGAACATGTCAGATTTCGTTCCTTCGACTGTTTGTATCACTGACAATCCATTTGATGATAGAGGATCTCTACATACTTCCCATATGCTGCTTAAATCTGCATATGAAGATTTAAAGAATGGGTTCTTCTTATCTTTAAGTGCTGTTTCAATCCTTCCTTGAGCTTTTGCTAAAGCTGAAAAAAGTTCATTTATTTGCTGACTATGATTTTGTTCTGTGCATTCCATAAATTGTTCCTTTTTAAATTATATCTAAATATTCTTCTGCAAATTTCTCCATACCTCTAAAATACCTGGTATAGACGGATCTGAGTCTCAAGAACTCATCGAAATCGGGATAGTAGTAGAAAAGTTTCGGATTATCCCCGTTCCTATCAAGCTTGACGAAGCATATCTCTTGACAAGGCGTATTATCTTCACCAAATCCAATATCTCTCATCATTTCAAAGTAAGCTGATCCCTGGAGAGTCCATGTCTTACCTTCTTTTGCTGATGTCTTAAGATCAAACAACACCATGTTTCCATCTTCATCTTGGTAAATACCATCGCATTCCCCAGTTATCATGTACTTTTCATCATAAAGTCTTCCTGGGTTCTTAAAGAACTTCTTGCCAGGAATCCATTTCTTGAAGCTTTCCATGTATCCATTCCATTTTTCTTCGATGGGTTCATCACCCATTCCAGAAATAATGGCATCACAATGTTTGTGAACTGCAGACCCACGATCTGCAGCCTTTCTTAGAATCTCCTTATCAACGTGAGCTATTCCAGAGAAAGGAAACAGAACTTCAGTTACCCTATCGTAACCTGGTTTGATCTCATGCATAGTTGTCACTCTCGTGATAGTCCCTTCCATCAATGAAAATCTCCTTGAAAAGAGAGACGTTATTATCTATTGCAGCAAAATGTATTTCCTCTAAATGCAAGTCATCTGATATCTTATGCGCATTGGTTTCTCCTTCAAACCATGAGCAAGAAAGAATGCTTAAGAATTGATCCAGAAGAGATGGGACAACAAATAAGCTTAACCTTTGGCGAGCTTCAGCTTTTAGTTTTTCCATCTCATCTTCAATATACTTCTCGTACATTGCTTTTCTTTCTGAGTAATCGTCATCGACGAATGAGTACCTATCTTCCAAATACATTTGCTACCTCCACTTGGTTTAATATTTCTGCTAATCTAGACCTTTCATGTCTTAGGTCTCTTTCCATAAGCTCTAGCGCGAACTGAGACTTATTGTCAAAAGATTTATTGTATGACAAATCACCAATCATATTTATCAGGTAGTCCATTCTCTTTAAGATGAATTCTGTGCTTTCCATATTTCTCCTTGGTTGACAATTATTCCACGAAAGGTTATCGTAGACATATGACAATATTCGCATAACGTACAATTTCATGCAACAAGAAAATAAAAAAAAGGACGTAAAACATTGGAACTCATAGATTATCTTGAAAAATTCGATATCAACAAAATGAAGTTTATTAAGAGAGTGAAAATAGCTCCATCAACCTTCTACAAGGTATTGTACAAGGAAACAGAGCCTTCACTTTCTCAAGCGCTTAAGATTGTAGAGCTAACGCAAGGAGAAGTAACATGCAAAGACTTATCACTATCATCTGAAACATCGGCTCAGGTGGTGGTTTCGAAGAAGAAGAAGAAGTCATTACGCCCCCTTAAAAGAATTGACACTCAAACTTAGATATACTAATTCTTTTAATTCAGGGCAATGATTTTCTCTTGTAGTTTTTGTTGTGAAAAAATATAGATGGGAATGAACAAAAAAAACCCCGGCCTATCGTTTGGGGATAAGCCGGGTAAAGATTGAAACGGAGTGAGCTATACACTCTGAAACAATGCGAAACAATTTAACCATATCACATCAATCGAATTAACATCAACATCTTTCACAAATGGCTCTTGGCATATGTATACGTTGTTATTTTGCGAATCTTGCTCTAATAAAATAAAAAAGCTTGGTGAACATAAATTACCGGAAATTTATAATTTCTATGCATGGTATCATAATATTTGCTCAGTATACGTGATCACTAAAAAGCCTGTTTTATACTCCGAAGATAGCACATGGGGTAAGGTTGTTTCATTGTTAGAGAAAGAAGGTTATGTGATATCAACTGATTTAGGAGTTGATTTAAGTGAGGATACCTGTTCAGTAGTGCCAAAAGGTCATTGGCATTTTGAAGATGGCTCAACTCATGGTTTGGATAGGTTTTGTCATGCTGAAAATATTTCAGATCATTTTGGAATTGACTGAGAAATATTTTAGATGATAGGATTTTAAAAAAGACAAGCCGGGTTAGGACGCCCGGCTCTCAACTTAGGAAACGTTCAGAGCATTTCCAAGCTTATTAACTCAAGGAACCATTGGGCGGTTCCCAGAGCTTATTAACTCAAGGAACCATCAGGGGGTTCCCAGAGCTTATCTAATGATAGCTCCCCACCTGATTTTTCCGCAACATAAAAGGTTTTATGAAGAGGGATTATCCTTTACATCCAGAATTTGACAAAGAGATCAAAGAAGAACTATTCAACTCAGAAAAATGGCAAAATTTGTCAATTTTGGCTAAAGAGTTGGGGGAAAATATTATTGAAATGTCTTTTCATCATCGACATGACTATAGGTTTGGAGAATTTTATGCGACCTTCGGATCCGGAAAATTTACTGCAACTCGAGTTGAACTTTACGACTCTCCCAGGCATTGGAGAGATAATCCTTTTAATAGATTTGAGGAAAATGGCGAAGAGGCCTCAGATAAACAGTTATGGGAGGCTTTGCTTGAACTTTTCAATATAGAATTATGTTCGTGCTCTGTATATAAGGGCGATTATTTTATACAAATTTTAGATGAAGAAATACTCAAAGAATCCATAGATTGCGTCAAGAGATATGATGATTTCGAAAAAGAAAGAAAACGAATTAAAAGGGAACTTAGAGAAATGAACAAGAAGGAGAAAAAAAATGAAAATCCCACATAATTTAGGTTATACAAATATTCCTAATGAAGTGCTTAATGATGAAAGATTATCATTTGAGGCTATAGGCGTATATTGTGCCTGTTGCACCTTTCCACCAGGGAAAGAAATTGATATAAAGGAATTAAAGAAAATGTCTTCTGATGACATTCAAATATTAGAAAAGGCTATTGAAGAATTGAAAAAATTTGGGTATTTAAAAGAATAAAAAAAAAGACCGGGACGAATCCCGGCCTAAACTTAACTGTGATTCCCAGGCAGGAAGCAGTTACATTATGTCTTTGTGCATCTAATGTAACATTTCTGCCGATTTCACGTCAACATGAAAAAGGAAAAATGTTATGTCACAAGAAAAAAACCCCTACTTGACAGCAGAAAGCGGAAGATTATTGGTGGCATTCGATGCCGATTTGGCAAGAGAATTGAAATCTGTCGCTTCCGCGGTTATTTATAATAATATAATCTATAACTTAAGAATCCATAAATATGACGTTTACGATATAGATGGAGAAACGTACTATTGCCAATCAATCAAGGAAATAGCAAGATATCTCGGTTGTTATACTGAAAAACAAGTTCGAACTGCTTTAGAAAATCTTGTTAAGAGAAAAAAATTGATTACCGCCGATCTTAGTCCGGATAGATTAGACAGACCTCATTATTATCGCCTTCCTAGACAAAATGAGATAGAAAATTCAAAAAATTCTTGCGTCGTGCCCAAAAAGGCACATCGTAGAAATAATTTAAATCCAGGAGAAAAAAACGAGGAAAATGAACATTTAAAAAAATCTTTACGTCGTGCCCCACAGGGCAACACGTTATGCCCTCCAGGGCAACACGGTCCTTATATATACACAATAGATAAACACATAAATAGAGAAGAAAGAGCGGCGGATTCTGACGAATCGCGCCTATCTTACTTTTTATTTGAAAAGATGAATTCTTTTTCTGAGTTTAAGAGCAAACCAAACATCAAGACTTGGGAGAAAGATATTCGTTTGATGCTTGCAAAAGATAAAATTTCCGAAAATGAAATTGTAGATATGATCACTTGGTTGTTTGGACCCGATGGTGACCCTTTTTGGCAAAGCAACATTCAATCAGCTAAAAAGCTTCGTGATAAATGGAGGACGATTTCATTGCAGAGAAGCTCTAAAAACAAGAAACAGGAACCAAAGATCGGAAATAGAGAAAAAGTCCAAAAATGGTTCAAACATGGAGCGATTTATTCAGGAAAAAGAAATGGTGTCCCTGATAAATTAGAATGCTTGATCAGCGATGAAAGTATCGCTTTCCAAAGCTATGAAAATTATCAATGTAAGCCGTTTTCGTTAAAATTTCTTGAAAGAGGTTTTGATTCACAATTTGATAATCTTTTGAGGAAGTTGGGTTTGGAACATAACAAGAAGTAGGCAAGAAGGCCTCTAGTTTTGAATACAACGAAATGAAATCATGAGAGGTATGACAACATACTGGTTTGACAAAACACATCAACCAATTCAAAATATGAAGGTTTTTGGATCTTGCACACAAAAATGAGATTTCTTGTGCACGTTTGAATCTCATGCACAAAAATATTGCATCAAAAGATTAAATATCTTATATGCATATTAAGCGTAAAAATACAAAAAGAGAATTATGTTACTAATTCATGAGTTTACAGTTCCCATTCAGTTAGTTTCTGAAATGAATGTACAACAACATTGGACTAAGAGGTATAAACGTTCAAAGTCACAGAAGATGCAGATATTTGTAGAAATGCGAAATGGGCCATCGATTCCTCTTCCTTGCCACATTCTACTGACTCGATATCACCTCGATGGAAAGGCTATGGATTTCGATAATCTTGTTCCATCATTCAAATTCATAAGAGATGAGATTGCTAATGCTCTGATACCAGGTCTTCTTCCTGGGCGAGCAGACGATGACGCAAGACTTTCTTGGGGATATGATCAGCAGGTTGACAAAAAGTATTCTGTGAAGGTTTCGTTCTTTGGAGATTATTAAAAAATTTGTTTGATGGTTTAACTTCCGATTCAATCATTTTTCGGATCTTTTCTTTTTGGGAATCAGTTATCATTCAAATCTCCTGCATCAAACAGTGCTTTAGCTGTGTATAATCTCCGAATCAGACCGTGGAAGTTTTCATTGGATGAATACAGCAAACGTTCTATTTGTCGATAATTCAAGTTATTTTTCTCCTTGAACTTTTCGACTAATGCTTTTGCATCTTGTCGTAGATGAAACAAGTTTCTTTCGCCGTTCATGAAATTATATACTTCACGTCGAAACTCACTTTTGATCTCATCGGAGATCAGGACCTTTTCCATCATCAACTCTTTCGTCTTGCCTTTTGTCATACCGGCATATTTCCTATCAGGTGATCTTCATTCGCAATATCCTCGCGATCTAGTTTTTTTACCACAAGTCTGCAAATCCAATTTTCATTCAAAATAACTGGCTTTGTTCCATAGATCCACGGAACACTTATAGGATCGAAAAAATATAAATCTATCTCATAGACTTCAGAGTATTTATAGTTTTCCATTTCTTCCCAATTCCAGTTTTGCTCTCACATGAATCGTGTAATCGATATCCCATTTCGTGAGATCACGTTTATGTTTCTTTTTCTTAAAACAATCATACCAATGCACAACAGGAATTGGCTGGGTTTGGCCGTCGTAAAATTCTTTCTTATTTGTAATTGGAAGCATCATCTGTTTCACAAAATGCCATGTTTACTCCTTATTTATTTTTCCTCGTCTACCAAAACTTCCACCATTTCTTTTTAGGCTTAGTGTCCCAATTGCATGTTTTAACATCGGGAGAATGTAAATAGCATTCAGGGTCTCTATTTGCTAACTTGTATTGATATTTTCTGACATTCTCTTCGTTTTTCTTAACGATATCTATCTTTTCTCGATCATCTCTAAAAGCTGGATACATTTGAGAGTAGTATTCATCGCTGAGTTTAGTCATGTCTTTTATCTCTTCTTCGGTTCTAGATAGCCTTGGGTTCAAATGCGACATAAAGTCGTAATGGAATTTAAGCAAATGATAAGCAACGTCAATGTCAACTTGGCATAACCTAAGTTCTCTTGCTAAATCCTCTATCAATCCATGCAACTTGCCTTTATCTTCTTCTTCCAGCAAGTCAAAGGGCATTCCCATAAATCTTCTCCTCTCATTTCAATTCCTTCTTTCCAAATCCATGTTCCCTCAGCATTGCAATGATCTCTTCTTTAGAGCATTCCCGATCCGTCATATCACAAATCGTCGCATTTAGTTCAGAAACATATTTCATTGACTTTTCATGCTCTTCCTGCGTCTGATTTTCTTTTGGATAGTATTTAACTCTAATTCTAATTTTATGATTCATTCTTACAAATATTCCTCACCAATATATCCAGAAGCTCATTTGCTTCCCTTTGTTTCTTCTCCAACGCATTCAAGCGCGCATAAGTGCCCTTACGAACTCTTGTGAGAGAATCTTTTAATTCCACAATTTGTGGATTTTCAAATAAATCATATTGTATTTGTGCTGACATTATCACAACTCCTTCTTGTCCGCAAAGAAAATATCACGTTTGTATTTTTTTGCTCAATGAAAAAATTTTTCTTGACTTAATTTTTTTTCTCAAGCAAAGACTTAAGAAGAAATTAAAAAGGTATTTATGGGTGTTGGTGGAGTCACAGTAAGTAGAAAGAAGATCATTGAAGCATTGAACAAGCACAATGGTATCATTGCAAGAGCTGCAAAAGAATTGGGTATCGAAAGAAATACAATTTACAATGCAAAAGCAGAAGATCCAGCGGTTAACGAAGCTATCATTCAAGGCAGATTAAAAATCATCTCTGACGAAGAAGATAGAGATTACGATGTAAGATCGCTTGCATATGAATCTATCATTGCACTGCTTGCCAAATTTGATGTGACAGCAACAATCTTTGCTTTAAAGACAAAATGTAAGTGGGAGCAACCATCCAATATAGGATCTTCTGTTCATATCTCGATAGATGATAAAGGTTCAATGGATGCAGCCAACAAAACTTAAGTTCCTAGAAGACTACAAACCTCGTTGGTATCAACAAGAGTTTGAGAAAGCAATGTTCGGAGGATATAGACGTGCATTTCTCTTATATCACAGGCGTGCCGGGAAAGACTTTTCATGTTGGATGTTCATGCTGTATTGCGCTGTTGTGGATGATCCTGGTGTTTACTACTATATTTTGCCTACATATTCTCAAGGCAAGAAAGTGATATGGGACAACATAGACGAAGCGGGGAAGAGATTGATAGACTATGTTCCGAAAGAATTGCTAGATGGCAAGATGAATCAAAGCGAAATGAAAATAAGGATAAAGACAAAATGTGGCGGGACATCTCTAATACAAGTGGTAGGGTCAGAAAACCCCGACTCATTGAGGGGGACAAATCTTAAAGGTGCTGTGTTCTCAGAGTTTGCCATGCAAGATCCAAGGGGTTGGACTGATGTTATATCGCCCATCTTAATAAAAACAAACGGATGGGCGATATTTAACACCACACCACAAGGTCGAAACCATGCATATGATCTGTGGGATGGTATTCAAGACTCGCCTTTTTGGTATAAGCAAAAGCTAACGATTGAGGATACAAAGCTCTTCACTAGGGAACAAATCGAAGCCGAAGAGCCAAAGAAATCAGAAGAGATAATAGAGCAAGAATTTTATGTCAGCTTTAGCAGGGGGATAGATGGTACCTTTTACGGACGGCTTATTAATAAAGCTAGAATTGATAATCGCATCACGAACGTTCCTTACGAACCAAGAAGTCAAGTTAATACAGCATGGGATCTTGGATACGGCGACTCTACAGCCATCACGTTTTGGCAGAATGTCAACTCCGAAATCAGAATTATTGATTATTACGAGAACCACGGAGAATCCTTGGCCCATTATGTTAAAAAGTTGCAGGAAAAACCTTATGTGTATGGCCAACATTATTTACCTCATGATGCTGGCAGTGGTTCGCTACAGACCGGCCAATCACTTGCACAAACAGCAAGAGATCTTGGTTTGAATGTGACTGTCTTGGGGCGGGATGATTTGGAAGTTGGAATAGAAGCAACCCGCTCGCTTCTTTCAGTTTGTTACATAGATGAAAAGAACTGCAAGCAACTCGTCAAATGCCTAGAGAACTACCATAAGAAGTTCAATGAGAAGACACAGGTATATAGTGACACTCCACAACACGATTGGACAAGTCATGGAGCGGATAGTATCAGATATCTAGCGATAGCCAGAAATTCATTTGGTAAAGGAACAAACAATCTATCTCCTGACAAGATAAAAGAAATGAGACAAAGAAATTTGGGGTATTGAATGATTGCAATTATGAACTATTTCAAAAATGGCATACGTTGGATGTTCAGAAATGAAAATGAAATGCTGATAAAGAAGCCTAAAAGTTTAAATCCTAAGGAAAGACTGAGCATATGCAAGTTGTATGCCTCTCATGGGTTCAAGGTCATGGATCTATCAAGACAATTCAATGTGCATGAATCAACCATAAGAAGAATCTTAAAAAAAGGATGTGGATATGAATCTAAAGTTAAAGGCATTAGCCCAAGTAGAAAAAGAAATTGTGAAAATGTTTAAAGATGGTTTGCACATAGACAAAATTGTTAAGCTCAGTGGCTATAGTCCCACAAGTGCATACACCATCTTAAGAAAACACAAGAATCTTAAGAGAATGAAGAATGCTCAGGAGGCAATTTAATGAGTCGAGAAAATTGGGAAGTCATGTGTTTGGCATTAGGTGATTTCTTAAGGATGATTGGATTTATTTTTCTTTTTAAATATATTATGGAGAATTTTTAATGGATGTTTTACAAGGTTTAATGATGGTTTCATCTACATTCTTTCATATTCTTGGTGCTGTACTAATGACTTATGTTATTTGGAAATGGTGAATTATGAGACTTACTCCTAGAAAATGGACACCATTGCAAGTAGCTAGGGATATTTTAAAGGCAAATAAGCCACTATCTAAATCCCCGGAAGCATTCAGAATAATCATTGAAGAATTGGTTGAATTGAAGAAAGAAGTCAAAAAAATTAAAGACAAGTTGGATAAATCATGATGGATTTTTTAATTATTACGGGAGTTGTTGTCGTTTGCTTTGGTTTCTTTGGATTTTTTGTATGGGTGTTTGACGGGTTATTTCCTGGAAAACCTAATCCAGAAAAGTTGTCAAAATGGTTTTTAATTCAGAATAAGCCAGGTTTTTATGCTTGGTATTGCGTGGATCACATCAAGTATATCACTTGGGATAATGAAAATAACATGTTATTTATCTATTATGTGGATGGATCTTACACAAAAATATTTGAAGATGACCCAAATAGCACATTATCCCATGAGGCGTATGTTAAATTCCTCAGACACATAGGAGAATGATGACAGATATCATACCATCGATTGAAAGACTCCGACTGGAGTTGGACTTTGCACCATTTCAGGGGAAACTTCTATATTTTCTCCAATCTTTAGTCGATGAGTTGGAGTTATTACATTTTAAGAAAAAAGACAAAAAACAACTTATGGATCTAGAACCTTTAGCCACTGAAAATTCAGATCCAAAAAGAGTCTGGAAGGTCAAGATGGAACCAAAGGTATTAAGTAGCAATTGGAGTGTAAATCAAACAGAATTAAATGGAAAATTAAACAATAAACCAACAAAGGAGAACAAAATGGACAAAAAAATCAAGAAAACAGAAAAAACTGTTGCAAAAGCTGGAAAAGAATTGAAAAGTTTGGAGAAGGCTGACCATAAACGTGATAAGGTTTGCGATTATGGAAAAAAAGAAATGGCAAAAAACAAGAAGAAATAAATGATCCCAGTTACATCTAAATATGAATTTTTTGATGGACACACTCAGCCAGTGCCGGTTGTGCACTGGTATGATTGTTTTAAGAAGAAGAAACACAAACGCGAACTAACAAAATGGGATATCGATTACACGGTACATGTCAGAGCAAAGTTAGAACTAGTAAAAAAGATTTAAGGCAATTGGTCATGAAGTTTAAGGAATTACCAGATGAAAGATTTGTCTGTTGTCTGGAATGTGGTTCAACTATTTTTTTAAAAGATCTTGTGGAGATTGAGGATGGATATGTCTCTATTAAATGTGAAGCTTGGGTTTGTGAAAGTTGCGGAGATTTTGTTATGGATCACAAGCAAATGGATAAGTGTCTTCAATTATATCGTAAATCTCGTGAAAAAAGATACTAGACAATAAAAAAAATTTTGTATACGGTGTCAAGTAAAATGTTCAGTTGTCAAAAAAGGACGCTCGGGTGACCCATTCCATAATCAAAGAATTAGACGATCGCTGCAAAGAAAGCCAGTCCTTGATGCAACAATGGTGGGTAGAGGCCAACAACGACACCAACATGGCGATAGGTCGCCAGGATTTCTACAACAACTATAATTTCACCAATACATACCGCAATCAAAGACTCCTACAATTCAACAAGATCCTTCGCATGTGCAACATGATTGAGGGATATCAGATCGACAATAGGCTTATGTCAGTCATGCAAGCTGGTGATAACGATCCTGATGCCGGAGAAACTGCGGATCAACGCACGACTGCAATAAATTGGGCCATGCGACAGGATAATACCTATGAAAAAATATCCGGAGCGTTTTCCGGTGCTGTTCGTGTTGGTTTGAATCTATTAAATGTGTGGATGGACTTTAGAGAAGATCCAGAGAATGGGGACATTAAGACCGAAAAGATGTATTACTCCTCTTTCCTAATGGATCCATTTTGGACGAAGATGGATTTCTCCGATTGCGATTGGATATGGACACGAAGATACTTAAGTAGAGTACAGCTTAATAGTCTGATTCCCAATTTCGAAAGAGACCATCCTAATCTTGGAAAAGGTTACACCTCTAAAGATGGAAAATTCCAATACCTTCCTCAGAACTGGTATCAATATTCTGATATTCAAAACTTCTACGCCTATAACGAATATTGGAAGAGAGATTATAAGACCGTCAGAAAGATATTGGATAAATCCACCGGAGAAGTCGCTCCTTGGAATGGGACCAGAGAACAATTCCAATTGATGAGACGATTCAATCCAAACATTGAACTCATTAAAGCGCAAGTTCCCACAGTTAAGCTTCATATAGTGGTCAATAATACATTGGTGTATGAAGAGAAATCTCCTTATGGAGTGGATAAATATCCCTTCATTCCTTTCTTGGGATACCATAATACTGAGGTTCAAAACTACTCAGACAGATACTTTGGCATCGTCAGAAATATACGGGATTCGCAACGCGAACTCAATATTCGTCGTAATAGGCTACTCGATATCATGGATGCGCAAGTTCAATCTGGACTTATGGTAAAGGAGGATTCTCTGGTTAATCCAGAAGATGCTTTCTTACAAGGCCCTGGCAAAGTTCTATATTTCAAACAAAGCTCTAATTTAGCAACAGATGTCGCACCAATACCCCCACCTCCTGTTGCTCAAGGATGGATGGAGCTCATTCAGTCTATCGAAAAAGAGATCATGGACATTGTCGGTCCTGAAGAATTATTTGCCCAGAATCTTGGCGCTAAGGAAATGTCTGGTATCCTCATGAAGCTAAAGATGGGTGCTGGATTGACTGGGCTTAGAGGAATATTTGACAACTTAAATCTATCTCAAAAGCTGGTGGGAGAGCTGTTTGATGATATGATTGCTGCTAACTGGTCAGAAGGAAAGATGACACAAATCCTAGGGCATGCTCCATCTGAACATTTCTTCGATCCATATTATAGCAAATATCATTGCACCGTGGAAGAGGGCGAACTCACTGCATCACAAAGACAATTTAAGTTGTTGCAGGCACTTCAATTCAAACAGATCAGCCCTGAAGCCATATCTGATGATTACATCTTGCGTATGTCTAATCTTCAAGATAAAAAGGAACTTATTCAACAAGCACAACAACGACAAAAACAAGCTCAAGAGGCGCAGGAAATGCAGTTCTTGGCTGAGATGGACCAGAAACAAATGCTTGCTAGGTCAATGGAAGCAAAGTCTCAAAATGATTTTGCAGCAGCCCAAGAAAGAATCACTCGTGCCGCAGCAGATCTGGGTCTTGCAAAAGAAAGATCCGCGCAAGCTATGCAAGATAGGGCAATGGCAGCTCTCGATAATGCCAAAGCACTAAAAGAAATAGAGCACATGGATGATGATAGGCTTATAAAGTTAGCAGAATTCATTATGACTATGCAATTACACCAAAGAGATATTTCAGGTGGTGAAGAAAACGACTCCATAGCAGAGTCTGAAGGTCTTGGAGCTAATGTTAAGGCTGCGGAACAATCTACAAGAGTTCAAAGCCAACAACCGCAGCAACAGCCGCAAATGCAAAATCAATAACTTTTTTCTTGCCACAAAATTTACCCACAATATATAACTCCCATATTCACAATGCGTTTGGGAGCATTTCATGTCCGATCAATCCGATATCGATGAATTCAACAAATTCACACATCTTGCGAAAATATTTCTTCGTCACTGCGACGAATTTTGGAAAAAAAATGATGTCTCGGAAAGATGTGCTCTTTCGGCAATACTTTCATATGCCGTTATGTCTATCTCTAAGATCTCAAAAAGTGAAGAGGCCTTCAAGACTAAACTGGACCAGTTTTCGAAGCTTGCAGAATTGACCCTTGAAGAAATTACCAAATCAGGACACTGGAAAAAAATAAAAAATAACAGAGAAGAAGATAATGATCGGCGAATTTGATGATTTCAAGCAGCAGACAAAAATTTATATATCTGAATATTCAATATTAACTTCTGATTTTTTCTTGCGCAATGAGTTGTCTCAAGGGGTAACTATTTGCATTAAATATACTGACTTGATCGGCTATCTAGCTCAAATTACTGAAACTGAAGAAGAATATAAAGCATTATGTTATGCGTTCCTAAAAGAATCTCAAGGGTGCTTGGAAGATTTCAAAAAAATTGGATTGTGGAAGGATAAAGAATGATCAGTGAATTTCGAGATAGTGTTAAGTTATGCGGAATTTGTGGTGAAAAACAAACAAATCCTTTTCTCACCGTTTTCTATTCAAAAACAAATGTTAAAATTATTTGTTGTTCGAAAAAATGCGTTGATTTCTATTTGATAGGAATGTTGAAAGTGAAAAAAAATAGGAATGTTACTTTCATCGGTTTAAGTAACAAAACAAATATATCTGCGCCAAAACCTAAACGAATGGCGGATTTAGAAAGAGTTAAGCAGTTGATCAGGTCTTCTCTACAGGACGATGTATGAATTTCCAACTACAACAAGACAAATACTTCAAATTTTCCTCTAATGAAGAGAGGAGAAAAATGAAGATGGAACTCATGCAGGAAATGAGAGTGATCAGAAGGGAGATAAAAAAACTGCGTGAGAAGGAATGTGAGATTCAATTGATGCTAGAAGGTGATTGGGTTTTGAAATGAGCAATAGGGACGTAAAGTTAAGAGAAAGAGTTGTTGAATGCATTCATAAAATTAGTTCAACACTTGACGTTGACTTCTTTAAAATGTGCAAAGATTTCAATTTAAATGAGAACGACCAAAAAGTTTTTTTAGTAGAAATATTGGGAACATTTGTCTTTTATGAATTGGCTAATGGTTGCAAAGAAATATCTTACGTAGAGGAAATCGTGGGTGTTTTCGCCGACGAATTGAAGAGAAATGCGAATGATTTCAAAAAACGATACGAAGAAATGGCAAAATTGAATGGATGGTAGGCAACTCCAGCAATGTCAGGAGATTCTAGAAAATAGCAACGATTTGTTGAAGTCTTTGAATAGTTTATATAATCAGGAATTCATTAATTTATGCAGAAAATTTGAAATCACGGATAGGACAGTGCGGGACAGTACGTATGTGACTTTATTGGTTGTTTTCCTCACCGGAATGTTGGCGGGTAGATGTAACACCAAAGAATCATTTGATAAGATAATATCTACAGTGCACAATTTGATCGACTCATCCGCTGCAAATTTTCCAGCTTATATACAATGGATAGAAGAAAGTGAATGAATGTATAACTAAAAAAATATCTAATTAGTGTGAAAGATGAACAAAAAAGAAATCGAAGAAAGAGTTGATTCTTTCATTCAAATTAGTCAAGAAGAGCCTGAAGATTGGAAAGAAAAGTATCTTTGTAAAGAATGTTTGTTGCGTGAATTAGAGAAATATGTTATAAAGGGTGGAAGTAAGGAATTATTCACTTTAACTAAATGCGAGTGTGATAAATGAATGGAAAATTAGAAAAACAAATTAACATGATTATATCAACTTGCATCCATGATTTGGAAGATCTTGGATTAAGCATGGATGAAATAACTAGAAGAATTGGTGAATATTTACTAGAATGTTGCGAAGATGATGAAGATAACGAGGAATGGGAAGATGAATAATATTGACAGTTCAATTATGGGAATGAATTATTTTGAAATAAAATATACAACACCAGATGGTAAACCTGAATTATATTCAGATGAAAAAGAGAGAGAAGTGTTATTAGCAGAACAATTTCCAGATCAAAAGTTTGAATTCACTTGGAATGAGTAATGGAAGATGAAGACATTGTGTACTTTTACACGTTGCTTGGAGTTTTATTGAAAAATTTCAAAGAAACAAGCAAAATGACTGACGAAGATTTTATAAAAATTTTTCAAGCTCATTTGTCTTCAAATTTCTATTTTAAATCTGATTCAAAAGAAGATTTTAAAAAATTTATATCAAGATTTGTCGAAGTTTGTGAAGTTTTATGGAAGGAACGAATTAAAGCAAAACATGAAAATGACAAATCTTTCGATGCCTCCACAAGCATGCCTGAAGGCACAGAAAATTTGAAAAATGGCGAAAAAGATGAAAAAGCACCTACAATGCCATGTGGGCCATATAGGTTCTCTTAATTTGTTTACATAATTACCATTATCGGACGTTTATGGAAATTTATCGGTATGTTTGTCCAAATTGCCTTCGCACTTTTATTGATTACGTTAAAGAAGACAAGTTTTGCTGGAAATGTGGACAAAAGTTAGAGTGTATTGGAAAATGAACGATAAATGCTCGATATGCAAACTTTCCTTCGAAGAATCCACAACGCAATTCTATAAGCGTTTAAAGAATGAATCTCCTAAAATATGTGCTGATTGCAACCGATTAGAGAAAGCTGAAGAAAGAGCTATCGTTCGCGCAAATGCCCGCGATCTATCACCTGAACAATCTATTTTGGTCGAATTGCGTTCATTAAATAGAAAAAACAAAGGCTTGTCTGTCCCATATCTCATGAGAAAGCTTAAAGTTTCGAATCAAGAAGCACAAGAATTATATTCAAATTTTCTTAGTTGAAGTGTACGGATGCACTTCTAGCGCGCAATGTTAGCAGCTTGCGCGTTTTTTTTACTCATACACATCTTTTCTGTGATCGATTTCTATGATCAAAACTGTGATGATACCTTGATCTACTTTGTAGATGACACGATGATCTCCAATTCTAAGTCTTCTATGGTTTTTCAAATCTCCCTTAAGAGGTTTTCCAAATTCCAAAGGATGAGTCGATAATTTTTCACCAATTGATCGTAATATTCTTTCTCTCATCGATTTTGTAATGGAAGGAAGTTGATTTTTCAAAACTTTTGGCAAATAGATTATTTTATACCGAATATCTGACATACTTCCTCATGAGTATAAGTATCCTGACCAACAGATTCCAATTCAGCTTCATCGGATCTGATAGATAAAAGATAATCCTCATAGTCTTCAAGCCAATTCTCAACCATTTTTTTTACCATTGAAGACATACTCATTTTCTTTTTTTCGCTTAATATCAATAGAACCTCAAAATCACTAGGATTTAGACTTACATTTACTCTAGGACTTTTCATAAAACCTCCATTTGACATTAAGTGTATCATATATGTTCCATCGAGTCAATGAAGTTTAGATTCGTTTACAATAAAATAATTCTTTGATATACAGAAATATGTTTCACCTATCATATCTAATCATAACCGGAGAAATGTATGGCAATAACTTTAAGTCATGTCGCGAAATACTCTGCCGAAATTCTGGCAGCTGCACCAATGGTAATACCTTTTGGATTATCCTTGGGTTCTAATATCATAGAATACCATGCCGAATGTAGACCTGTTCGAGAAATAGGAAAACTTACTGGAAGAATATTTTCGATTCTAACTTTGATTTCTTCTGTGCCATTGCTGGTTATCTCAATATCTAAATTTGCTGCGACTTTCTTCATGGTTTGCTGGACTTTCGGAGAAATCAAGCCCATCATAGATTTACATGAATTTGTCTACAAACAGCTTCAGCAATCTATTGCCTTTACAGCAATTACAATTGTTTATCTCACAACGATGGATTCTATAAGGACGGGATTGACTTTATATGGTCACAACAAAGGCACCATCAGCACAAAAGTTACTTTCGATTGCATTGTGGGAGAACTAGATCAATCCTTAGATACTTTTGGTTGGTCTGCGCATGAGAAGGAAAGAGCAATCGAGTCAGTTAGGACTTTCATGTTTTATAGGAAAGAAGGAGAAAATCCCGTCGACCCAGATTTCGAGGTTTCTGAAAATGGAGAAGATATTCCCAAAGTAGATAGTCCAAAGATTTCTGATCCAAAGACTCCTGAAGAAATGGATAAACCAAAACTTTTGATAGAAAAGCCTCCAAGTCCAGAGAATGTTCCGGAAGGGAAACCTCACACACCACCAAAAGAATATAAATCGCCAAGTCCTCATAAAGATGAAGATGGGGAATTACTCGTTCCCGAGCAAGCTAAGCCAATTCCGGCGCAAGTTCCGAAGAAAATCTACTGGCCATTTGGCTAGTAGATTAGGAAAAAGTGAAACTAAGCATTATTTTCTTAGTCTATATTTTTTTTAATTTAACATATCCTTCATTTCTAGATTTTTCAATAAACATCTTTATCATGTCATTGAACATTTGATGGTCTGTAGACATTGAAGAAGTGAGCATTATTAAGCGGGTAGCAAGCACATCCCATGCCTGGTTGTCAGATAATCCATTTTTTTCACAAAATTTCTTGTAAATATCGAAAAATTCATCCCAACATCCAAGGGCAAAATCTAACTCTTTTAAACTTTTAAAACCGAAATCACTACTTTTTAATCCTGGATCAGACATTTTTTTATCCTCCCAAGATCCGATCAACCTTCTTTAGGATTTTAAATTTACAAGGAAATCCTTCAGAGTCTATAAATTCATTTACATAATTGTGTTTCAACATTAAACCATGCAACTTGAATATCGGCAAAGACGCACATTCGGCACACATACATACCATTGCATAATTAAATGGATTGTCTACCAAAATCAAACCATTTTTTATTCCAAAATCGCAATTGCAACATTTTTCTAAATTCGATATATCATCCATAAATTTTTTGCATTTTTCTAACACTGAATCAGTCATTTTTCTCCTGATTGTAATATGAAAAAATATCCACGTAAGACTCTTTTAGTCCTTCCGCCAATTCATTAAAAAGTTCGGGAGGAATTTTATGTCGGCCAATCTCATTGAGCAATTTTCCAATCAGAATATGTAAAAATTCATCGTCTGAACATCCATTTGTCACCTTCCACCAACCAAGAATTGAGTCGATCTCCTTTAATTTTTTAACATCCAAATCTCCGCATTTTAATACTGGATCAATCATTTTTTTCCTTCCTTCAAAAGATCGATGAACATTTGGTAAAGCTGATCTGTCCTTTGCATTTGCAAACGAATATCAGCATCTAGTTTATTTATGAAATAAAAGAGCATACCACCTAATGTTCCGACTATAAAAATAACTTGTATCCAATCCACAAAATCCCCTTTTCCATCCAGCTTATCATTTCCCCTATTTCCAGTCATTACGTTTTCCTAAAGAACTAATAAACATTTTACTTGATGAAATCTAAAGAATGTTCTATATGTTGGGAGTCAAGTAAAATGTTTACTTAACCATATATGGAGATAAGTTATGAAGTACAAAGGTGAAATGAAGGAAAAGGCGGATCCTAGACCTTCAAAAAAAATGGCAAATAATAATTCACTATCCAAAGACATGAGCGGTGGAGAATCTGCCAGAAGAATGCGTAGCAATCCTGACACGGGACCAGAAGTAAAAATGGGTGCCCATCATTGGGATAAAGGTTACATGGCTGATGAAGATGTTTTCGATAGAGATGAAACATATCCAGATGACACGCAACGTGGTAATGAATATGTGAAAATGGCTAAAGAAATTGTGAAACGCGATTCAACAAAACTGAAACGCTCACCTTTTTCAAAGATTCATTAATGATTATTCCTTACGCGACCAAGGGTCAGGAGTTAGGTGAGACTCGTCAAGCAATGACTAAAACGTTAATGCAAGACATAGAAAAAGTCATCAACAAATACAAAGATAAGAAGGGTAAATACTACCTTCTCGTACATGCCAAGCCATTTCCTGATCACAACCAAGTGATCAAGATTAAGATGGTAGCAATGAACATTAAACCATCCATGATGCTTTCTTGCTTGTTGTTTGGCATCGACAACGATACAGGGACCCTTACTTTAGAGTGGGCCCTTCCTGGAGATTGGCCAACATGGGCCGTAGGAGGTTCTAACGAGCCAGTCCCAGAGGTAATCGCCTCCATAAACCAGTGTGGAGTAAGATACCATTACGACGATTTATTACCAAGCTAGATCGGCTTAAAGATCAATGTGGAGCCGACATGAACGGGCTATAAACTTTTTAGGGCGTATAAGCATTGTCGCCAAATGCGAGGAAAATATGACAGAAGAAACTGAAGTGCAAGAAGAAGAAATTCAAGTTGCACAAGAGCCGCAAGAAGTTGCAGAGACAGAATCTAAAGCAGTGCCTGAAAAACCTGCTACAAACGAACAACAGATAAACTGGCAGAAGGCCAATGAAGTCCTCAAATATCAGCAACAAAGAATTGCTGAACTTGAAGCTCGTCAAGCCGAAATGCAAAGACCTGTTGAGCCTGAGAAAGACGAGTTTGCAGATTTAGAACCCGACGATTACATGCCTGTTGGTAAAGCTAAGCTATACGCAGAAAGAATCGCCGAGAAGAAAGCTAAAGAAGCCGTAAAGGTTGCTTTGGATGAGTATTCTAGAAAAAGCAACATCGATACAGATGAAGCTAGGATGCGTTCTAAATATGAAGATTATGACTATGTAATTGAAAACTTTGCAGCTCCCCAATTTAAAAACGATCCTGCGCTCAAGCATAAGATACAAAACTCCAAAAATCCCGCAGAGACCGCTTACAAGCTAGGAAAATTATCGGAAGACTATGAAGGAGTAACAATGCCACAAAAAACAAGCCCCAAGGCTGAGAGGATCCTAAAAAATGCCTCTAGACCTGTTAGTGGGAATGCAGTAGGCGCACCGCTCAAAGGACAAGCCGATGAGTTTTCCAAAATGTCTAAAGAGGAAGTTTGGAGAATGTCACAAAAATATGCGAGCCAGGGCTAAAAAGAGGCTCTAAATGACAATTACAACAACCAACGCATTGCCAGCTCCGATTCAGCAATGGTTCGACAACGTGCTTTTGTCACGTCCGATGCCAAAATTGATTCACAAGCAAATGGCGATGAAGAAGGAATTACCCACAAATAGTGGGCGTATAGCTCGGTATCGAAGATACACGAACTTAGCAACGGCAACAGTGCCGCTACCTGATTCAGGAATAACGCCTCCAGGGCAAGTTCTGAACTCGATTGATATTGATGCAAGATTGGATTTTTACGGAACATACGTAACAATCACGGATCAAGTCATGTTTATCAACCAAGATCCTGTTTTGAATCAAACTGTAAGCTTATTAGCGCAGTCAATGAGAGAAACAGAAGACGAGTTAATTCGTAATATGCTTGCATCGACAGCTACAGTTCTTAACTGTACTGGTGGTGTGAACGGGGATAACCCAACAGAATTGGCCCGTAGTGATATTGACTTAACGATCAAAACATTGCTCGGTAACGATGCGATGATGATCTCTGACAATATCGAAGGTAGCTTGAAATTTGGTACAGCTCCAATTCGAGAATCTTTCTGGGGTATGTTAAATACTTTTGTCTTGGATGACTTAGAAGCCGTAACAGGTTTCATTTCCCAGGCTCAGTATCCAAATAATATGAACGTATTGAATGCAGAATGGGGTTCAGTTTCGAACGTCCGCTTCTTGTATAGCTCTAAAGGCTCTACAAGCCCTAGCGCTTCATTGAACGGCAACACGATTTATAACATTTTCGTGGCTGCTCAAGAAGCTTATGCGGTGATCGAATTGACTTCAGCTACAGCGTCGTTCATTTACACACCTCCTGGTGGACCTACCGATCCACTTCGCAGGTTGCAATTAGGTGCATGGAAAATGGCACAGGTACCGCGTCTATTGAATGATGCGTGGCTTGTAAACTTACGCGCTACACACTCATAGGAGGTATATTATGCCATTTGCTGAACATTTTATGATTAGTGGTGTTACTACTGCTGCTCAGACTGCAACTTTGCCAGCGTCTATCAACATCAACTGTGGTTTTCTTCCAACGAAGATCATGGTTTATGACGAGACACAATGGGGTGCATCAGGGACCGGCTTTGAAGTGATTCAATCCATGTTTTGGGATTCATCTTTCCCAACACAGACTAAAGTCACTTATTACAACGCTGCTGGTACTGCTTTATTGAACTCTGCTGTTACTACAAACGCGATTTCACAATACGATGGACATAACTCCGTTCTATTAGGAACTCCTGTCACTGGTACGACCATCACTAAAGCAAACCCTGCCGTAGCTACTGCTACAGCGCATGGTTTCCAAACTGGCCAACAAGTAATTATCACAAATAACGTTGTGATGAAACAATTGGGTGGAATTATTTTCACTGTTACGGTAACAGGTGCAAACACTTTCACAATTCCAATTAATACAAACACAGCTAACTTCACTGCAGAAACTGGCTTTACAGTAACTCCAGTGTCAGTTGGACCTCTGTTTTATCCACAAAGAACAACCATCACTGGTATCACTGCTGCTAACCCTATGGTTATCACTACAGCTACCAACCATGGTTTGACAGTGGGTCAGCAAGTTCGTTTAAGCATTCCATCAGTATTTGGAATGCAGCAGGCTAACTTCCTAACATCTGTAATTACAGCAACAACTGCTACCACAATCACACTTGGTAACTTGAACTCAGCTGCATTTACAGCGTTTGCGTGGCCTGCAGCGACTGCTATTCCTTTCACAGATGCTCAAGTCATTCCAATTGGATCGGGACCGGCTCCCTTTACTTTTGGAAACATCACATACAACATGGATGTATTGGATGATGCGACTTTGAACCAACAATTCCAAGGTTTCACTATTGGAGCTGGTTTACTTCAAACTGCTTCCTCTAGCGTAATCGGTATTGTAGCTTCTGACGTTCTATCGTGGACGGCATGGAGAGGTGACGTTTAATAGTGGATTAAAACCCATTAGACCTGCGGGAGAATATTTTCTCGCAGGTCACATTTTAGGAGATTATGGTATTTAGTCCGGCTTTGATGACAGTCACAAATATTACCCAAGCATTGCCTGCGGTTGCAACTACTGCTTTGGCTCATGGACTAACTACGGGTCAAGTTGTTAGATTTTTCGTTCCCAAAGCTTATGGAATGACACAGATCGCAGGAATTCCATTACAAGTGAGCGTGCTTAGTTCTATAACTTTCAGCTTACAATATAGCCAAGTGCCATTTGTTAATGTAGATTCAAGACACTTTACTGCTTTTGTCAATGCAGGAACCGGAACTCCATGCACGGCAAACGCAATTGGATCTGCTCCAACGCCAGTAACAAATACGGCACCACAATTACAGAACAACATCGCTGATTCGCTCCTAGGTGATGCGACAGCAAATATATCAACGGTAGAAATACCATTTTAGAGAGGTCATATGGCAGAAACAAAAGCATACAAAAGAAGAGAAACGATTCATCCTCCAATCAACATGTCTGCGGTGAATAAAGATTCCATCGAAGCGATTACAAAAGAAACCGACAGGATGGTTACGGGAACATTTGTGAACGTGGAGTGTCCAGGTCAAACTGCAATGATCAACTGCAAATATTACAAAGGTCAACAAGTTTTCAAGCAGCTTATGTTTGATAACGAAAAGTACACAGTCCCATTGTCTGTTGCTCGACATATTAACGAGAGATGCTTCTACCAGCAACACAAGAACGTGTTAGATGCTAATGGGCTAAATATAAAAGGTGATGGACCTAAGATTGCAAGATATAAATTTGTTGTTGATGGTTATTTAAATAACTAAAAAAGGCTTGAAATGACTACGTGGGACCTAAATAGACTACGTTATACGATAAGGAAGTTGACTGGTAAATATGATGCCACTCAACTTCCCGATACTTCTACAGGTGAAGTTTCTATCTCCAACCCCTCAGGAATCGATGATTATATAAACGATTACTATTTATATGACTTCCCACAGGTATGTAGAACGCTGAAATTGAGGGATTTCTTCTATTTCAACACAGTACCAAATTGTGGAACATACTCTCTTGGGCAGAATATAGAACAGATCTATGACCCAGTTTACGTTGATAACTATCAACAGGCTTGGTATCAGTTTCCTGATCAATTTTATAACATTTGGCCAGAGCTTGATTTTATCGATAGAAATCTTTGGTCCGGCAATGGCGCTCAAACAATATTCTCGGGCATACTCACTCAATTTCCAGTTCAACAGGGGACTGTCGTTATTGGTATGACTCCAAA